ATTTTGTTCTAAGATTACTCTTGTTTTGATTGGAACATCAAGATCAAAGATTTGTGATATTGTTGCCAAGTTTCTATAATTTGGCATGAATGTTTGGAAGATAGCCTTACCAACATCTTTATTGACTTTTGAAATTAATCTGCTTTGTTCATTGAAAACATCATTTTGATTTATAGAGAAATAAACTCTTTTTGTTTCAGCTATTAAAGCTTTGGCAGTGTCTTTGTCTGTTTCTTTTGTCTCATATAAAGTTCTGTATACATCCAATTCTCTTGCTAATGGTTTACCAGCAGAAAAGAATTCTTTCATTATTGAAGTTATATTATTTTTAACTGTATCGTTTTTTTCTAATATAGCTTTTGTTAATTCTCTAACCAGAGCTTCATAAAGAAAAGCGGTATTTCTTTTCTTATTGTGCTTTAACTTTGGTCTTTCCATTTTGTGTTTTCTCCAAACTTTCAATTAATTTTTCTACTTCGTGCGTATTATTAAATAGAGACTGTTCTTCTATATCATAATTAGATTGTTTACTTTCTGCTATGCCATTTCCTAGAGAAGAAAATTCTCTTTTACCGGGATATATTTTATCAATACCAGCAAAGCTCTCACCACCACTAGAACGCATTGAACGGTTTCTAGCACCTTGGCTACGCTTATCAATAGTTACGGGTGCATACATTTTACCTCTTGCGCCAGCAGTTGTATACATCTTATCCTCACGCTTTCCCGGCGTTGGTGGTGCCGCTAGTAATGTGCCCGGCTCTTGTTCTTCTGGTGCTGCTGCCTCTGCGCCGCCAGCGGCTTCTGCGCCACCTTCTGGTGTTGTGCCGCCTTCGGGCGTTTCTCCACCACCTTCTCCACCAAGGCCCAAATCTAAGCCTCCACCGCCTCCACCGCCACCAGCACCCTGTTCTTCGACACCAATAGCTTCAAGTGACTTGGAGTATTTACGATCATAGTATTGCTCACGTTGTATTCTGACAAACTCTTCATCAGATATACCGAATATATTGTGTGCAATCCAACGCTTGCTAAAAAATCCCTCTGTTGCAGCAGAGGCAATATCAAACTTATTCTTCCAATGTTCAAGTTCTTGAAGGGCAGCAATCTTTGATGGATTGCTTAATGAGAGTTTAAATGACAGAAGATCGTTTCCTCTATAACCAAGGGTGTATAGATGAATGATACCAATCTTTTCTAGCTCTGATATAACTGTTCTTTGCAGTCTTTGTATTGTTCTTGCAAAACGAATATCTTTCTGTGCAAGTGTAGCTTTATCTTCTGCGGCTCCCTCACCTCTTGAAAGATAAGACATTGGAACTTTTAGAGCAGAGAATAACTTGTCTCTTAGATATTTGATATCTTCTATTGCTGCTGTGTTTTGACCACCAGCAACAGTTTCAATCTTTGTTGAACCTGCACCACCGCGAACAGGAATAAAATAATCTTCGTCTACTGACATTGGGTTGTAACGAAGATCAACACGACCAGTTTCTGGATCAAGAACTTGATTGCGTTTCATGGTTGTCATGACTTTTTGCATGTATTGTTCTACTTCGTTTGGCGGTATGCCACCAACGTCAATATAAAATACTTTACGTTCTGGAGCACGAACAATACGATAAGCCATCATTGCATCTTCAAGTAGAGTAAGTTGGCGGAAGATACGACGAGCAGGATCTAAAACTGATGTTCCATAAGGAGAATATCTATCATTTCCAAGAACTCTGAAATGGGCTATTTGCCAATTCTCAAAAGCCATACCAGCAGAGTTCCATTGATATTGAACGTAGTTTGGATTTGTTTTATCTTCGCCTTCCATTCTTTCAAGTTCATTCGTTGGAAGACCAATAGCGTTCTTAACACCCATTGAGTTATCAATATCAAGGTAAAGGAAGTAATCTCCATACTTACACATATTTCTACACCAACCATATAGGTTAGCTTCTAAATTAAGAACCTTAAAATACAAAGTTGATAATACGTGTTTAATTTCTTCATTTGGACAAGTGATCTTAATCATTTCAGAAAATTCACTTGATGTTGTCATTTCATCTGCGTAAATGTCTAGTGCAGATGCAATTTCTGGCATGTATTCCATTTGTTCAAAATCCGTGTATCTTTGAACACGATTTTGAGCACCCATCATTTTTGCGGAAATATTATCATAATTTCCATATGATGTTTTCTTAAATGCTAGACCTTGTGCTGATGTAAAATTAAATTTATCTAATTGACCACGCTTATATCTACTTTGATAAGCATGACGATAGTTTACGATTGGACCAGAGAATAAACGAGTTAAGTTTTTAAATAATGGTGACTCTGCATTTTTTGGATTGTTATTCTTGTTATTTGCCATTTTTTGTTTATCCCTTAAATATCCAGCTAAACTGTCTTGCTGTTGCTATTGCTTCATTTCGTAACATATCGTTCTTGTTATAGCCAGACATACCATGAATAGAAGTATTTAGTATTGTATTCGATTTTTGGATTCCGTCAAGTAAAACACGCTTTATTTCTGCTTCTCTATAACTAGTTTGAAATACAGTATCTTTTATCCAACAAGCGATTGCTAATGACATTATTAAATCGTCATGATATCCACGCATTGCTTGTGGTTTACCATTGTGCCAAACGAAAGTGTTAAACTCATTCATTAATCTTTTAGAGTTTAATCTTATTGCTTTATTTCTTATAAACTCTTCAAGCTTGGCAATGATAAGTGGTCTTGATTTATATGACGTTGTAAAACCGGGTACTGAGTTGGACATAGTTTCGGCCAGTGCTTGATCTATGTACTCATTGTTACCCTTAACCGAGTGGAACACATTTGGGTAGCCCAAAGATATAAGTTCTTGTAATGCAGCGTATCCAATGTTGTTATTCTCGATTACAATCATGCAGTTACCATACTCTTTACCAGATTGTGATAAAAATCTAGCATATTCATCAGTTGGCATTTTTCCTTGATATTCTGCAACGACTTCCATAGTGTCTACATTCAATATGTGAAATACAGAATAATCTGAGCCGTCACCTCTTGCAACGTCTGCTACGATTACATAACCACATTTTGGATCATACTCTTTCCATATCCAATAGTTTCTATCAACACCAGAGCGATGTTTTGGTTCTGTTATTTGAGAAAGATAAAAGTCCATATCTTCTGGTGATATAACAGTTTCGCCAGAAGCATTAAAAGAGCATTCATATTCTTGTGCAATCTCACGACGAGATAGGTTCTTTGTTTCTTTTTCAAACCAAGCTTGATCTCTATCTGGGTGTCTTGACCAATGAAGCTTAATTGGATGAAACTCATTAATATTTGCTTCTGCATCAACATATGTTTGATGGAACCAATTGCCTACACCATTAGGAGTTGAGATAGCAATACAACGACCACCAGTTGCCATTGTAGGATACAAGCCTGTCCAAAGCTCTTGCATACCTTCAATGAATGCAGCCTCGTCTAGAACAAGCAAAGACAAAGCTTCTGAACGACCAGCATCGCCGGAAGTTGCAGAAGCTTTGATTTGTGAACCATTTGAAAGTTCAAATGAGTTTCTATTGTCTATTGAGATATCAGCAATCATCAACCAAGGAGGAAGACTTTTGATAATGTACTTGACCTTCTTTACTAAGTTGGCTGCTGATAAAAGCTTTGTCGCCAATACTAATACGTTCTTATCTCTGTGAAACAGCATTAGCCATGCGATATAGGCTGCTACTACTGTTGAAAGACCTAGCTGACGAGCTTTTAAAACTACATTGAATCTATAATCAATAAAAGCTTTTAATGATTCTTCTTGGAACTCGTAAGTCTTAAAAGGGATTGGACCCCTTTGTGGATGCGAGATTCTGGCATATGTGTTAATAAAATAAACGGGATCTTTCCCGCATTTTATTATTTCTTTCTGGATTTGTTCCTTGGTAAGTTTATATGCCATAACATCTTCTAATCGTCTTTCTTCTCAGCCTTTCTTGTATCGTTTTGTGATTTCTTTGCGCTTTGACGACCCATAGCTAAGAACTTTCTTGTTACATCACGGGTGATATCTTCGGATGGTTCTCCAACTGGAACAACATCTTTCATTGAAGTGATTTCAAACTCTTGATATGCTGTGATGCTATTTCTTATTCTTGAAAT